ACCCGAATTACCTGATCCTGATATGAATTTACCTAATTTACAATTTTGGAATTGTATGGATTATGGTATTGTATCAGTTACTAAGCAATTTATTGGTAGTATGCACTATGAATGTTATACCCGTGATTATGGACCTCAAACGGGTACATATATTTGTACAATTGATAATTATCATCAAGATCCTGATGCAGTTGACTATGCAACAAGTGAAAATCCATCAGAACATAAGTCACATAACCTAATTGAACTTGATAATGGACAATTTGCACTGTATCCTAACAATAGGACACGGATTTATGACAATAGTTTGACACCTGAGGAACCAAAGATTCCAGATTTTAAGGTTTCAACCGTATATTATCAAGTTGAGAATGGTCATGACCGTGATGGACTTGGAAATGATGAAAATTATTTCTGGAAAACTGCAAAAGAACGTAAAACTACAGAAAATCAACCCGAAATTCCCGATTTTTAAGAAAATGAACGATTTTTTAGACAACTTAGCAAATGATCAGCATCAAAAGATGCTTCGTGAAATTGCAAATGACGATTTAACACCTAAAAAGAAGGATAAAATCACTGAAACTGAATTATTTGAAGTAGAAAGTAATCCTGAACCATTGTACGAATAAAGTGATAAGAATTATCACTGAATTCCTTGATAAATAATACATAATTGCCCTATTGTTGTGCCTTTAGAGAGGATCAGTCAAGGTTTTAAAGATATTAGTATGACTTTTCAGACTAATCCTCTGACAAAAGATTTGATTGCACTTAAAAATGAAAATGCAATTGCAAGATCGGTAAAAAATATCGTACTTACAGTTCCTGGTGAGAAACCTTTTGATCCTAGATTTGGATCTCGTATAACAGACTTACTTTTTGAGAATGTTGACGATATTACTGCAATTAATATTGAAACTGAGATAAGAAACTCACTTGAAAGATATGAACCAAGAGTTAAATTAACATCTGTAAAAGTGAGAGCTGATATAGATGGAAACTCTTTCGATGTTACGATCATATATGATATTATAGGTGCAGATATTCCAGCACAACAATTAGAATTCGTATTGCAACCCACAAGGTAAAATGCCACTAGTAAATTTTACAAATCTAGATTTTGAGGGTGTTAAGTCTGCATTGACAGAATACCTCAAATCAAATTCGAACTTCACTGACTATGACTTTGAAGGTTCGAACCTATCGTCTATTGTAGACCTGTTAGCGTATAATACGTATATTACTTCGTATAATGCCAACATGGTGGCAAATGAAGTTTTTATTGATACTGCAACTCTTAGAGAAAACGTAGTTGCACTTGCAAGAAACATTGGATATACTCCCAGATCAAGAAAAGCAGCAACTTCTTCAATTTCATTCTTTGTAGACACATCTAACATAACTCCCAAACCAGCGTCTCTAACCCTCCGTAAAGGGACTGTAGCAGCGTCTAACGGTCGGTTTGGTGGTACGTCAGGTGCATTCTGTATTTTAGACGATATAACCGTTCCTGTGGTAAATGGGGTTGCATCTTTTAATAACATTTCGATTTTTGAAGGATCAAGTTTAGTAAAGAATTTTACATATAGTGCTAGAAATCCACAGCAAAAATTTATTTTACCAAATGCTGGTATTGACACTGAATTACTTAGAGTAACTGTAAAGAATAATCAATCGTCTACTGCATCTGTAACATATACTTTGCAAGATAATTTATTTTATGTGGGATCGAGTTCCAAAATTTATTATCTTCAAGAAGTAGCAGATGAAAGATATGAGTTGTTCTTTGGTGATGGAGTTTTTGGTCAGCAACTTGAAGATCAAAATTACATAACAGTTTCATATATTGCAACTAATGGTGATTCTGGAAATGGAATGAATCAGTTTAGATTTAATGGTAGAATAACTTACACCAGGGATGGGAAAGAATATACAGTTACTAGTGGGATATCACTAGTAACTACTGATTATAGTTCTAGAGGTGGTGATTCAATTGAGGCAGTTGAGTCTGTTAGAAAATTTGCTCCAAAAATTTATTCCACTCAGAATCGAGCAGTAACTGCAGATGACTATGAAACTTTGATTCCTTCAAAAATATATCCAGATACAGAATCTATTTCTGTTTTTGGTGGTGAAGAATTGGTTCCCCCACAATATGGAAAAGTTTTTATTAGTATAAAACCAAGATTTGGTGATTTTTTACCAAATCTCTTAAAAGAAAATATAAAATTAAAGTTAAAAAAATATGCTGTTGCTGGAGTAGTACCAGAAATTTTAGATCTAAAATATCTTTATATTGAAGTAAACTCAAAAGTTTATTATAACACAAACTTGGCACCTTCATCCGCAGAGGTTTCCACTGTTGTTTCCAATAATGCAGCAAAATATGCAGACTCTACTGAGTTAAATAGGTATGGTGCTAGATTTAAATATAGTAAGTTCCTAAAGATAATTGATGATAGTCATCAATCAGTGACATCGAATATTACTATTATTAATATGAGAAGAGATCTTAGGGTTGTTCCAAATACATTAGCTGAATATCAAATTGGATTTGGAAATAAATTCCATATTAGAAGTAATGATGGATACAATATAAAATCTAGTGGATTCAGAGTATCTGGAATACAAGAGAATGTTTACATAAGTGATATTCCAAGTTCTGATAAATTAACTGGATCCTTATTCCTGTTTACCTTACCCAATGTTGGATCAGAAAATCCAACTATCATACGATCCAATGTTGGAAGTATTGATTATGTGAATGGTATAATAACAATTAATGCCATTAATATCTTAGGAGGAATGGAAAAAGATGGTCAGCAAGTAATTGAAATACAAACGACTCCATCATCGAATGATGTTGTTGGATTGCAGGACCTTTATTTGCAACTAGATAATAGTAATAGCACGTTTGAAATGGTTCCAGATCAAATTGCATCAGGAATTGATCCATCAGCGTCTACCTACACCGTATCATCTTCATACTCAAATGGAAACTTAGTTCGCCTTGGTGGAGCAGTTAACGTTGCAGAAACAACTCAAACTGCAACTCAGACTACTACAACCAATAGTTCTTTTACAGGAACAACTTCTTCTACAACTTCAACAGCATCCTCTGGGGGATCTGGTGGTTCTACCGGCGGCGGTTATTAATTTAGAGATATAGAAAGCAAATGTCAGAAACAAGAATCAAGTTTAGTAACATCGTTAAGAACCAACTTCCAACTTATGTTGAGAATGAGTTTCCTCTTATCTCTGAGTTTTTAAAGCAATATTATATTTCACAAGAATATAAAAGTGGATCTACTGATTTAATTCAAAATATTGATCAATATGTAAAACTTGATGAGCAAACTTCATTAAATTATGAAGTTAATTTGATTGAAGATACTGATGAATTTGCAACTACAATTAATATTGATTTATCATTAAATCAAAGAGGAACTGAATTATTTCCAGATTCATATGGTCTGTTAAAAATTAATGATGAGGTAATAACATATACTGGAAAAACTGATTCATCTTTTACTGGATGTATTAGAGGGTTTAATGGAGTAACATCATACCAATCTGATTTAAATCAAGGAGATCTTGTCTTTAGTTCTACTGAGGCAGCTGATCATAAAAAAGGTGATGTTGTAGAGAATTTGAGTTGTTTGTTTCTTAAAGAATTTTTAAAGAAAACAAAAGTTCAATTTTTACCTGGACTAAATGAGAGACCGTTATCTTCTAATTTAAATCAAAATTTATTCATAAAACAATCAAAAGATTTTTATACCAGTAAAGGTACTGATCAAGCACATAAAATTTTATTTAAAGCACTTTATGGGGTAGACGTTGAGGTTGTAAAACCAAGAGATTATCTATTCACACCATCAAACTCAAATAATTTAGTTACATCTAATTTTTTAGTTGAATCAATTACTGGCGATCCAGAATCTTTAGAAAGTAAAACTATATTTCAAGGTACATCTGGAGAAACATATACTCCATTGTATAGTGTTGAAAAGATTAATACTGGAATTGGAAAAACATACTATAAGTTAGCATTTGATAGTGGGTATAATAGAGACTCTAGCGTTCTTGGTGCAACTAGAGGAAGTTTTAAGATTTCACCAAAAACTCATATAATTGGAAACGTCTCTTCTGGTTCTACAGTTATTGATGTTGATTCAACAATAGGATTCCCAAATTCTGGAGAATTGGGAGTAAAATATCCGAATTCAACCAATTCTAACACTGGGATAGTATCTTACACTTCTAAAACTGTAACTCAGTTTTTGGGGTGTACAAATATAGTCGATACTATTATTGATGGAGATACTCTCAACACTTTGGATTATGCATATACTAAACCAGATAGTGAAATTCAAGTTCGTATAGGATCGGTTTTATCAAATTTTTCAAAACAAGATGGAATATTTGACTACAAACCTGGAGATAAGTTTCAAATAAAAACTCTTGGAATTGAAAATGAATCATTTAGGTTTAAAAATTGGTTATATAATAATTCGGTCAAGTATTCTATTTCAAAAATAGAATTAATTGATAATATTTCACCTAAAGTATATAAATTAACTTTAAAAACAGAAAATTATTTAAGACTTGGTGATAATTTAACTATTACATCACCAAATTCAATTGATTCTTTTGACGCTGTTGTTTCTGATATAATTTCAGCAAAAGTAATAACGGTTAAGACTACAGCGACTCTTGATATTAAATTGGGATATTCTATATGTAAAAAAATAAAAAAAGTAACTTCTGATTATTTTCCTGGAGTTGGAAAGTTTCAATCAAACATCCAAAATGTTTATAAGAAAAAATATTCAAATTCTGCTTTAATTGCAACAAATTCATTACCATCATATAAAACTCAACCTTTAACTGTAGATAGAAAGCGAATTACTTTTAGTGGGACTTTTTCTGGTTCAATTTTTAATATAAACAATCATGGATACTATAGTGGAGAATCCATATACTATACTCCCCAAAAAACCACAAAAAGTGTTGAACTTGATGGAGAAATTTCTGAAGAAACTACCGTCATATCATCACTATTCGGTGGAGATACTGGTGGTGAAGGAGTATATTACATTTTAAGAGTTGATAATGATAACATAAAGCTAGCAAAATCTAATGCAAATTTATATGCATCACAATTTGTTTCTACAGAAAACTCAACTACAGTAGTTGATAATATCATTGAGGACTCTATTTTAGCTGGAAAGCAATTAGAACCTCAAAAACTTTACAGAGAAATTTCTAATCCAATTAATAATGATTTATTAATTGAAACAAAACCGGGATCTACTGGTATTTTAATTAATGGTGTTGAAATTTTAAATTACAAGTCAAATAACTTAATCCATTATGGAAAATTGGAGGAAGTTGAAGTATCTTCACCTGGATCTGGTTTTGATATAATCAATCCACCAATTCTAAGTATAAAAGATCCTGTTGGAAGTGGTGCAACTGGTTATCTTGCTGTTAGTGGAAATTTAAGAAATATTCAAATTATTGATAGAGGATTTGATTTTACAGAAGTTCCTATAGTATCAATTACTGGTGGTAATGGATCTAATGCTAAAGCATCTGCAGTTACCAAATTAATTTCACATTCTGTAGAATTTTTCTCAGATCCAAGTTCTGCGAGAGTTTCATTGGGTGCATCTTTGTCTACAATTGGATTTTCAACATATCATAAATTTAGAGATGGTGAGCAAGTAGTATATAAAACAAATTCTCAAAAAGGAGTTGGTGGATTATCCACTGATGCAACATATTTTGCATCTATTGTAGATGCAACAACCATCAAACTTCATAATAATATTGGGGATTCTGTAGTTGGTATCAATACGGTTACTTTATCATTCTTTGGTGAAGGTAAGCATATACTTGAATGTACATCAAAAAAAGCAGTAATTGATTCTATCAATGTTGTTAATAATGGATCTGGATATGAAAATAAAAAAAGATCTGTTATTTCGGCAGGAATTAACACAGCATCAAATACTGTCACTATTGAAAATCATGATTACAATTCAGGTGAAGTGATAAGATACTCTACTGGTTCTAGTTCTATTGGAGGATTGGTGGATGGAAAAGATTATTATGTAACATCAATAGATAATAATCAATTTAGACTATCTGAGATTGGAACAATAAATGATAAAGATTTATTTTATAGAACTAATCAATATGTAGAATTAGAAAGTTCTGGATCTGGAACTCATCATTTTAATTATCCTCCAATTTTAGTATCAGTTAAAGGACCTGTTGGTATATCAACTGTTGCTGGAATTGAATCTAAAGATTTTCAAAGTATTGTTCAACCAATTTTTACTGGAGAGGTAACTTCAGTTCACTTGTCAAATAAAGGTTTTGGATATGGAACCAATGATATTATTAATTTAAATAAACCACCCCAAGTTTCTATTATTTCTGGAGCAAATGCTCAAGCACAACCAATAGTATCTTCTGCTGGAGAAATTATTGAAGTTTTAGTAGAAAATGTAGGATCAAAATATACTTCTATCCCTACCGTAGAGTTGTTATCAGATTCTGGAATAGGTTGTGTTCTAACTCCTATTTTTGAAAATGGATTACTGAAAGAAATTATAGTTGTAGAACCAGGAATTGGTTATGTTTCTGGACAAACTGAAATATTGATATCTCCAACAGAAGAAGATGTCAATTTTATACCAAAACTACAGACATGGAGAATTAATTTATTTGACAAATTATATAATACGAATCGAATAAAAGATGATGATTTAGTTTTAGGTGAATCTTCTAGTAAAAAATATGGACTACAATGTTATAGTTTATATGCCCCCAGAGAATTAAGACAGATGGTATACTCCATCGCACAGGGTGGAGAAACTCTTTACGGCAAAACTGATTTAAAATTAGTAAACTCTCAAGAAACTGAATTTACTGACCATTCTCCTATACTTGGTTGGGCATATGATGGAAACCCAATTTATGGTCCATATGGATATTCAGGAGTTGATGGTGGAGTTGTAACTCTAATGAAGTCTAGTTACAGACTCAACCAAACACGCCCTTCGGGACCACCAACATCGGTGTATCCAATTGGAACATTTGTGGAAGATTTTACTTATTATGAATTGGATGATGATAGTTTTCTTGATCAAAATAATGGAAGATATTGCATAACTCCAGATTTTCCAAATGGAACTTATGCATATTTCACAACAATAAATGAAAACAGTAATGAATCATCTGGAGTATTTAAAAATTATAGAATTCCAAAATTTCCATATACTATTGGAAAAAATTATAATTCAACTCCAATTGATTTTAACTTTAAAGTATCTTCAAACCAAGATGAATACCAGATTGAAGATAATGATTGGTGTAGAAACACTGTATCATATAATCTAAGAGAAGATGGACTAGATTACCCATACATTTACTTACCAGATAACTTATCACAAACTGGAGAAATTGTTTCAACCAATAGGGGAGAACTTCAAAGAGTAGATATAAAAACTCCTGGAGATAACTATAGAATAGGAGATACTTTAAACATATCGAATGGTGGTACAACTGGTTTTGGTGCTGCAGGCAGAGTAGCAATACTGAAGGGTAAAAAAGTAAATAGTCTCAATGCATCTATTACAAAATTATCTGGAGTGGATATTTTTCCTTCTTCTAAAAAAGGAACTTACTTTGTACAATCAACAAGTCCACATAATTTAAAACCACTTGATATTGTTAGTGTCGGCGCAGTTTCTACAACCACATCTAAGATTGAAGGAAAATATTCTATTGGTGTTTTAAATGAATCTTTTTCATTAACTGGTATTGGTACTATTGGAGTTGCCATTGGGTCAACATCTGTCACTGGAATAGTGACTTTCTTTAATATTTCTTCCAATTTAATTGGATCAAATATTGTACCAAATGATATTCTTGGTATTGGAACTGAGAGAGTCAAAGTTTTAAATATTGATAAAAATAATTCTAGGTTTAGAGTTCTAAGATCTGTGGATGGAACAGTTGGTGGAATACACACTATTGGTTCAATCATAAGTGAAGACCCTAGAAGACTGACTATTAATAGTGGATTTAAAACAACGTTTAATTTTAAAAGAAACACGGAGGTATACTTTGAGCCATCAGAAACAGTTGGTCTTGGAACAATTGCTGTTGGTTTAGGGACAGTATTAACGTTTTCTTCTTTTGGACTGAATACTGTTGGACTTGGAACAACTTCTGGTTCCAGCACTCTCAATGTTCCTCTAAAATCACTTTATGTAAAAAATCATAACTTACAAACTGGTGACATATTAACATATTCGTCTAATGGTGGATCGGGTATTGTTTATAATGAAGTGGGAAGAGTTGGTATTGATACCACTTTATCTGACGGACAACAAGTATTTGTTGCTAAAATTTCCAATGATCTTATTGGTATTGCAACACAAAAGGTTGGATTGGGAAGTACTGGTGGATTTGTTGGTGTAGGAAATTCTTCATCAACAATTTTCTTTACTGGACTAGGTTCTGGAAATAATCATAGTTTTAAAACCAATTATGAACAAATCACTGGTGATATTTCAAAAAGATCGGTCACGGTAGTTACTGATGTCAATCATGGAGTAACATCAGTTCATAAAGTTGATATTGATGTTGACCCCAAATTTACTGAAACTTATACTGTTAAGTATAATGATGCTAATAGAAGAGTACTTGTTGGTATACAAACTTTTAGTGCAATTGGAATTAACAGTTCTACAAATAATATCAATATAACAAATCATGGATATGAAAGTGGTAACAAAGTAATCCATACATCAACTGCACCTTGTGGTGGATTGGAAAATGATAAAATTTATTATATTGTAAAAGTTGATAATGACAATGTAAAATTATCAAATACTCACTATAGTTCAGTCAGTTTAGCGCCAAGTATCGTCGGTATATCAAGTACATCTTTTGGTGAATTTGGTCTGGTCAATCCACCGATTAATGCGTATAGAACCTCTACTTTAAACTTTGATATGTCGGATTCTTCTCTGGCATATACTCAACAATCTACTCAATATCCAGCTTTTAAACTCAATTTTTATCTTGATGATAAGTATACTAAAATTTGGAAGACCGATGAAACATCGGGAACTTTTAATGTTTCAAGAACAGGAAAATCTGGATTATCAACAACATCAAAAGTAACCGTTTCTATTGGAAGAACCTCACCAGATAGAATATATTATAGATTGGATCCAATTTTTAATAGTAATATACCAAATGAAAAATCTGAAATTGTAGTCGATAAAACTGTATTCAATAACAACTCAATTATATCAACTAATAGTGTTTATAATGGGCAGAGACAAATTTCTATAGCAGGAACTAATTTCTTTACATTTAGTTTATACGAAAATCCAGAATCCAATTCTTATGTATCTACATCATCGTCAATTACATATACTACAGATTGTACTCATACATCAGGTCCTATATCAAGGGTAGAAGTAACTAGTTCTGGAAAAAATTATAATAGTCTCCCTGAAATAATATCAGTTAATTCTGTTGAAGGAACTGGAGCAGAGTTAGTTTCTGTTAGTAACAATATTGGCATTATTGAAAAAGTTAAACTTAATGATATTGGATATGATTTCCCAACAGATAATACTTTAAAACCAAGTGCTTCTTTACCACAAATTATAAGTGTTGATTCATATGCCAAGATTGATAATATTAATATAATTTCAATTGGAAAAGGATATTCATATGCACCAGATTTGATTGCATTTGATGGAAAAACTGGTAAGCAAATAGTAGATTTGAGTATTGGATATTCTCTTGGTGATTCTAATGTAAGTATTTTTAATAATACGAAAGGTATTAATAATTCAGTACCAAAAATCTTACCCATAAACAATAATAATGGAGTTGGTATTAGTACTGTTGGTTTTAATACGATTACAAAAGATGTAACAGTCAAAATGTCTGTTGGATTTAGTACCAATTTCCCATTCGCAGTTGGGGATAGTGTTCTTATTGAAAATATTAGTATTGGTGCTGGGTCAACTGGGAAAGGATTTAATTCTAAAGATTATGGATATAAACTATTTACTTTAACTAACGTAACTGAAAATATTGGTGGAATTGGATCTGTTGCATATAATTTATCCAATGATCTAGAGAATGGAGAAATTCCTGGAACTATGGATTTAATAAATTCATCTGGAATGATAACTCCTGAGAAATTTTTCCCAAGTTTTGAAGTTTCATTAGTGACTGGTGATTATTTACCAGGTGAAAAAGTTACATCCAATATAAATGGAAATCAAATCGAAGGCATTGCCCAAAGTTGGGATAAAACAACAAAAACTCTTAGAATTTTGTCAAATGATAATTTTAAAACGGGTGAAAAGTTAAGAGGTTTAACTTCTAATTTAATAGGAGTGGCATCTACAGTAACTTCATATGAATCATATTTTGACACTGATGTTTCTTCATTAATATTCAGTGGAAGTCAATTAGATTCTGGATTTTTAAATGATAATTTGCAAAGGCTGCCAGATAATAACTATTATCAAAAATTCTCATATGCATTGAGAAGTACTATTGCGTTTGATGATTGGAATGATGTTATATCATCATTAAATCATACCATTGGATATAAAAAGTTTGGAGATCTTCAGGTAGAGACTTCAAATGGATCTCAACCATTGACTGTTGGTCTTACGACTGGATTGACTGATGTCTCCATAGTCAGTGATCTTCATGGAGTTATCGATACCAATTGCGTGTTCGATTTTGATATTGCGACAGAAAATAATTTAAACTTTACTAATGAAACTAATGGTATCTTATCAAATGAAGTTTTCTTTAACAAAAAAATATTAACAGATTTTACAGAGTCTGTTGGAAATAGAGTTCTTTCTATAGATGACATAAGTCCTCTTTTTAATAGCAATCCTAGATCAACTGCATTCACTACTGTTGGTACTTTTAAACTAAGTGATATTAGATTTAGAAAGTATTTTACATACTTGAGAGATAAAAGATTTACACAAGAGAGGCAGTCACTTATTGTCGATCTTATTCATGATGGAATTTTTGGATATATTAATCAATATGCCAGAATTGAAAGTGTTTATGATCAAGGATCTTTTGATTTTGCTATTAGTGGAGATGAAGGTGAGTTAAGATTTTTCCCAACAAAATCTTCCGTAAATGACTATGACATCACTGCTATTTCTTATAACTTAAATGATAATTATTTGAGCACTGGTTCAACTTCAATTGGAGGTGTTTTAATAGATTCTGAGAGTGTTATAATAAACTCAGGAGTTTCAACTCCAATTGTTAGTGTTGGTAATACATATCATTCATTAAAAGTTCTTGTTGAAATTACTCCAGATGTAAGTAATCCATCTTTCGGTAGCACTGCTACTTTTAATTCCAATGAATTTGAGGCACAAGAATTAAATATTGTTCATGATGGATCAAATGTTTCTATTCTTGAGTATGGAAAATTAACAACTTCTTCTGGATCTTATTCTGCTACTGGATTTGGGACTTACACTGCATATCTTTCTGGTTCAAATATAAAATTAGATTTTAATCCGTCTGCAGGTATTGGTACAAACGCAGTAGTCAACACTATAGTAGTAGGACTTTCATCAGTTTCTTCTGGCAATTCAACTCTTGATATGAAACATGCTAGATTGCAGTCTAGAACAACCAATATTACATCTTCAGGATCACCTACCGAAAATGTAATATCTGAGTACCCAAGTCAATCTGGAACACAAGTTGATAGATATGACTCTGCATATTGCATGATTCAAGTACATGATACAACAAATAATCGTTATGAGTTTTTAGAATATATTGTTGTTGATGATCATATTGAAGGCGAAACAGTTTCTGATACTTTTGATACAGAGTTTGCTAATATTCAAACTCATTCTGGTCTTGGTACTTTTGGTAGTAAGGTAATAACAAACTCTGTTGGTCTTGCGGCAACAACTCAAGTATTGTTTACTCCAGTGTCTGGAATAAATGCAACAGTTCATGTTTATATGAATGCTGTTAGAATTGAAGATGATTCTAAAGATATTATTAGTTTAAGTAATGGAACTATAGAAACTGGATATGGTTCCTACACTGGCACTGATAGAGATATTAAGAGATCTTTTGACTTAACACATAAAAACAGCAACATCTTTGAAAGAACTTTTACTGGGGACAATTCTAGTATAGTTAATTTGATTGATAATTCTATTACAATTCCAAATCACTTCTATGTTAGTGGAGAAAAGATAGAATACTTCTGCCCAGGTATTGGGATTACACAGTCTATAGGAATAGCTCAAACAACATTCCCCACCACTGGTGTTACAACAACATTACTACCACAGACTGGGTTGTTTGTTGTCAAAGTTAATGATAATACTATCAATTTATCTAGAAGTGCGGAAGATGCATTAAAATCAATTCCAAAAGTTCTTGATCTTACATCTGTTGGTGTTGGTGCAGCACATACATTTACATCCACAAATCAAAATCCAAAAGTATTAGTTGCAATTGACAATTTAATACAATCTCCAATTGTTTCTACTGCTGTCACAACCACTTTAGCAAAACAAGTAGTTACTACTGATGAAAATGTAAAATTTGCTGGAATAACTTCGTTCTTTGGTGGGGATTTAGTTAAAATTGGTGATGAGATTATGAAAATTGAGGGTGTAGGTATTGGTAGTACCAACACAATCAAGGTTCGTAGAGGATGGATGGGAACAAACATTCTTTCTGGACTTTCCACCGGAGATTTGGTAACAAAAATTGTTGGAAACTATAATATTGTAAAGAATACTCTCAACTTTAGTGAAGCACCGTTTGGAAATACTCCAATTGGAACTTCAACAAATCCACCAGATGAAAGAGATTATGTTGGAATAACTACAAGTTCATCTTTCCAAGGTAGAACTTTCCAAAGAAGTGCTGCAAAAAATACTTCTAATGAAACTTATTATAAAAATTATATATTTGATGACATATCCAACAATTTCAATAGTTTGGATAGAGAATTTACTTTAAAATCTAATGGTTCTAATATTACTGGAATTCATAATGAAGGTGCTATTATATTAATTAATGATATATTCCAAACTCCTGGAGATTTAAATAATTATACATTATCAGAAAATACCGGAATATCCTCAATATCTTTTGTAGGATCTGCGAGAACTGTAACATCTGATGTTGGTATTAGTAGTTTCCCTAAGGGTGGAATGATTGTTTCTGTTGGATCAACAGCAGGTTTTGGTTATCAACCTTTAGTTTCTGCTGGAGGTACTGCAATCATTTCTGGATTGGGAACTATTTCATCTATTAGTATTGGAAATAGTGGATCTGGGTATAGATCCGGAATTCAAACTGTCAATGTTAGTGTTGGTACTTCTAGTGTTTTTGGATCAAATCTGGTTAAAGTTGGAATTGCTTCTATTAACAATGGAAATATAGTTAGTATAGCAATTACCAATCCAGGAACTGGATACACTACTACGAATTTACCATTTGTAGTAATTGACGATCCACTTTCATATTCAAACATTCCTTTGGCATATACTTCTGGAATAACTGGATTTGGAACAAATGCAACTATATCTGTTGTTGTTGGACAGGGATCTAGTGTTATTGATTTTGAGATCAAAAATACTGGTTATGGATATGGTAATGGAGAAACACTTACTGTTGAATTTGGAGGAATTAGTGGAATTCCAACTACGACAGCATTTACACCATCAAATCAATTTGAAATTGAAGTAGAAAAAGTTATTAAAGATGAATTTACTGGTTGGTCTTTGGGTGTTATAGAAACTCTTGATGATGTATCAAATTATATTGATGGAACTAGAATTGACTTCCCATTATTGAGATCTGGAATTCCAATATCTATCCTTAAGTCTAAAGGTTCTAAGATTGAACTTGATCAATTGCTTTTAGTTTTTGTTAATGGAATACTTCAAATTCCCGGATCATCTTATACTTTTGATGGAGGAACTCAAATAAGATTTACTGAACCTTTAAAAATTGGCGACACACTTAAAATTAATTTTTATAAAGGAAGTGGAGATGATTTGGATATTATTGATAGAGAAGTTATTGAAACAATAAAATATGGAGATTCTGTTCAGTTAAATTATGATCCTGATAGAAATCAAAAATCATATTTACAGGAAAATCTCAGAACAATAAGCACTATTTCAAGTGTCAATTCTTCTAAAACTCTTCCATATTTTGGACCAGGAACAACTAGAGATACTACTCTGGAAAGACCTATTACTTGGTGTAGACAAACTGAAGATAAAATTATCAATGGGCAAGAAGTTGGTAAAGACAGAGAAATTTATGAACCAGTCATTAATCCAACAGCAAATATTATCAATAATGTTAGTATTGGATCAACCACAATATACGTTGATAGACTAAGACCATTATTTGATCTTAATAATGAGAATGCAGATTCTAACGTTAGGGAAACGTATAGAAAGCAAATTACATTATTGTCCCCTGAAACTACTGTAGGTGCCTCTGCAACCGCTGTTGTATCCATTGCAGGTACAATTGCGTCAATACCTATTTCTAACGGCGGTGTCGGTTATTCTACAGCACCTGATGTTAGTGTTGGTATAGGATCTGTCACAGCAACAGCAACATCAACAATCACTAATGGAGTTGTCACCGGAATTACTATTATCAATCCTGGATCTGGATACACTCAAACTAACCCACCATTAGTTCTCATTGGACCTCCAGCAAAACAGACTGAAACAAACGATGTATTAAATTCCCAATACTCTGGTGATTCTGGTGTAATTGTTGGACTTGGAACAACATCTGTAGGCGTTGGATCGACAGGAATGATGTTCCATCTTCACATTCCATTCACATCCGAGATGAGAAATGCTAAGTTAGTTGGAACTGCAACAACCTTAAGTGGAATATCCACTGGAGATTACTTTATTGTAAGAAATTCTAATTTAGGAGCAGCAACTACAAGTATAACTTCTTTTGGAACAGATAATTCTACAATTGTTGGAATTGGAGCTGAATTTATTGATAATGTATATGTTGTCAACTCTTCAGAATTAATAACTCAAAATATTTCTGGAATCAGCACAACGGTCGTTAAAGTAACTGTAAACACTAATGTCAATCCCAATGGAATTTCTGGATTATCAACTGCAGCATTCCTTGGCGAATATTCTTGGGGTAAGGTTATTTTAAATGGAAGAACCAAAGAATTTTCATATCCAGCAAATACTTTGTCTGGAATTGGAACAAATGAATTAACTGGAATATCAACCTCTTCCAAACTTTATAGAACCAAGTATATAAGGTTTAAAAAATTCACATGATTATCTGTAATAAATAATAAAAAAGTCTGTCAAAATGGCTGCCATTATAACTGATCAAGTTAGAATATTAAACGCAAAGAATTTTGTTGCAGGAATTGCAAATGCAAGTAATTCCTATTATTCTTTTGTTGGTCTTCCAAATCCAACTGATTATTCTTCTACCTGGAATGATTCTCCACCCTCACCAAAAGATAATTTTGATCAGGAGAATGATTATTGGGATACAATGATCGCCCTTAAAAAAATTAATGCCACTGACGTTAGGCAAGTTATTCCAAAAAGAATCTGGTCTTCAGGAACTACTTACGACATGTATCGCCATGACTATAGTAGAACCAACACTGCATCTGTTTCTGGATCAACTAATTTATATAACTCAAATTTTTATGTTTTAAATAGTGATTATAGAGTTTATATTTGTCTTCAAAATGGAACTAATCCAGAAAACACACTTGGCAGACCTTCTCTAGACGAACCAACATTTGTTGATTTGGAACCAAAATCAGCTGGAACTAGTGGTGATGGGTATATTTGGAAATATCTATATACCATCAAACCGGCAGATATTGTCAAATTTGATTCTACACAATTTTTACCAGTCCCTAACGATTGGAGTACTAGTAATGATACTTCTTTAGTTAGAGAAAATGCTGTAGATGGATCTATCAAAATTGCAGCAATAAAAAATCGTGGAGTTGGATTAGGAACAGCAAATAGTACATATACTAGAGTTCCCATCCAAGGAGATGGGTCTGGTGCAGAATGTACCATTACCATTGATGGCGATTCAAAGGTTGACACTGTTAACATATCTTCCCAAGGATCTGGATATACTTTTGGAACAGTTGATTTTGAATCTGGTGGAATTCCAGTTGGAACAACTAGACCAGAGTTTGATGTTATCATAACTCCACAAGGTGGGCATGGTGCAGACATCTATAGAGAACTTGGTGCCTATAGCGTATTACTATATTCTAGAATTGAGAATGATAATGAAAATCCAGACTTTATAACAGGTAATCAATTTTCAAGAATTGGAGTTGTAGAAAACCCACTTCCTCCAAATGGGGGATCAACAGTTTTGGGAATTGATAAGGCAAGTGCAGTAACTGCATTAAAACTTACTGGAGTTGGTTATAGTTCAGCAACTTTCACTGCAGATTCTTTTGTGACACAAACAGTAGGCACTGGAGAAACTTCTGTAGGTAGAGTTATTAATTATGATCAAAATACTGGAGTTTTAAAATTGTGGCAGGATAGAACTGTCGCAGGATTTACAACAGCAGGAATTGGTCAAACAAATCCAACATATGGATATTCACTTAAATCATTTACTGGAGTTCCATCTGGAAATGGGACGCTTACAATTACCCCAAGTACAGGACTGCAATTAAGTATTGACAGTTCTTTTAATGATAATAAAACCACGATAAATAATCGTATATATTATCTTGGAATGGATTTTAATAGCGGTGTTGCTTCTCCAGAGGTAAAACAGCATTCTGGAAATATTATATACGTAGATAATAGACCATCTATAACAAGATCGTCAAATCAAAAAGAAGACATAAAAGTTATCTTGCAGTTCTAAAGAATTATGCCACAACAAACGAACCTCAACGTAGCTCCCTACTTTGATGATTTTGATCCCACAAATGATTACCAGAAAGTACTTTTTAAACCTGGATATCCTGTTCAGGCAAGAGAACTAACTACTCTACAGTCGATTCTACAGAATCAAGTAGAAAAATTTGGACAACACTTTTTTAAAGAAGGTGCAAAAGTAATTCCTGGTAATATTGGATATTCTCAACTATATTATGCGGTTCAATTAGCAAATAATTTTCAAGGTGTTCCTGTTGAGGCATATGTAGATCAGTTAGTTGGAACAACAATTACTGGTCAGACTTCTGGAGTGACTGCAGTTGTTGATAGTATTTTATCATCCTCTGATTCGGAGAGAGGTACTGTAACCCTTTATGTTTCATATTCAGGATCATCTAGATTAGATAATACTACTCAAACTTTTTCTGATGGAGAATCTTTGACATGTAATCAGGTTATTAGTTCGGGGTTGCTTGGAAATTCTACTATTGCTCCGGGAACACCTTTTGCAAATACATTATCAAATAACGCAACTGCAACAGGATCAGTATTTCAAATTGAAGAAGGAGTATATTTTATACGTGGATATTTCGTAAATGTAAATAAAGAATCATTAGTATTAGACCAATATACAAATAAACCCAGTTATAGAGTAGGTCTATTTGTATCTGAGGAGATTATAAACGCAAATGCGGATGAATCTCTTAATGACAATTCTCAAGGATTTAATAATTATGGAGCTCCTGGGGCAGATAGATTAAAAATTTCAGTAAGTTTATTTAAAAAATCTATTGATGATTTAAATGATGACAATTTTGTAGAATTAGCAACTATTGTAAATGGGGATTTAAAAACCTCAACAAATAAAAGAGGTAGTGCCTCTAGAGGAAATGGTGCGGTTTTCCACGATGATTTAACTGATGTTTTAGCGAGAAGAACTTATGATGAGAGTGGTCATTATGTTGTAAGACCATTTAATGTTTCTATTGTAAATTCTTTAAACAATAATTTAGGAAATCAAGGTTTATATCAACCTGGTCAATTTACTGCAGGAGGAACTGCTGCTAATGCAGATTTATCCGTATGTAAAATTTCTCCAGGAAAAGCATATGTAAGAGGATATGAAATTGAAACAATTAGTAGTACTATTATTGACTCACCAAAACCAAGAACTACTAGAACTATAGAAAATCAATTCTTTAATTATAATACAGGACCAACTCTCAAATTAAATAGTGTATACAGATCTCCAACTGTAGGAGTTGGAAATACTTTTATATTAAGTTTGAGAGATGAAAGAGTTGGTACAAATTCAGAAGAGGCAGTTGGAAAAGAAATTGGTCTTGCTAGAGTATTTGATTTTAGATTAGAATCCGGATCTTATAATTCAGCACTACCAAACGATAATGAGTGGGGAATGTCAATGTATGACATACAACCATTTACTGAAATTGAAGTTAATGAATCCTTAAGTCTATCAATTCCTTCATATGTTGAAGGTAGTAATAGTGGAGCTACTGCATTTTTAAGAAGTCCTGTTGTAGGAACAGCTTTGACTGTTTATGATAAAAAGGGTGAATTTATTAATAATGAAACTTTAATTTTTAGAAGTGGAATTTCTACATCTGCACAAGTAGTCACTATTAATAGAGTAGCAAAAAATATAACTGCATATGGAATCTCAGATGTAAAATCTGTATATTCAAATACTGGAATTGGAGCTGATCCAGACAATAACGAGAATATAGCTGGAATTAATACTTTTAGTGCCAATGTAGTGCAGACACCTTCTACTATTATAGGTGTTGCATCAGTTACTACATTTTCTAGTGGAATCAGTACAGTAACTAGTTCTAATAAATTATTTCCTGGAAATATAAAAACAAATAGTTTATTACAATATTCCGATATCTCTATATCGGATGATCCAATTACTGCCAAAGTAGTATCTGTAGGATCATCTCATATTACAGTAACTGGAGTTACTACTGTGACTGGAGTTGTTAGTGGGAAACTTCCAGTATCTAATTTTGTAGCATCAGATCTAGAACTACTTACAACACAATTAGATCCATCTTCTGATAATACATTATTCACGGAACTACCAAAAGAAAATATTGCAACAGTAGATTTAACTGATGCTGAAATAAACATAAGAAAAACCTTTACGGTCAATATTGCAAACAATCAATTAGATTCTACAAGTCTTTCAACCATAACTTTACCAGAAGGTGAAACTTATTTACCATATTTCGATGAGAGATATACTCTTATTAGATCAGATGGAGCAACAGAACCTTTGTCTGCAGATAAATTTGAATTCTCATCCAATCTCAGAGAAGTTCAAATTAGAAATTTAGGGACTGATAATACAGGAGCACAACTTGTTGTTACAGTCAAAAAATCAAATGTAAAAGCTAAGAAAAAAATTAAAAATAGAGTTAAAACTTTAATAGTTGATAAATCTATAAATCCAGCATCTGGAATTGGGACAACAACTCTCAACGATGGATTGTCTTATGGGTCTTATGCATTTGGCACTAGAGTTCAAGATAATATAATTTCTTTAAATTCTCCAGACATTATTGAAATTCATGGAATATATGAAACATCAGATCCTTCATTGAGTGATACAAACTTTGGATCTCCTGAGATGATTTTAACTCAACTCAATGGTCCAACTTCTAGTACTGGTGATATGATCATTGGTGAATTGCTAGTCGGTCAAACCAGTGGAGCAGTTGCTGTATTTGGTGAAGTTAAAAGTTCTAATGAGTTAAGATATCTTTCCAAAAACAATTTTAAATTCATTGAAGGGGAAGTTGTTTCCTTCCAAGAATCTTTGATAGAAGGATTAATTAGCACTTTAAATACAACATCATTTAATATTGCATCAAACTATACATTTTCTTCTGGACAAAGAAGTACAACATATAATCATGGATCTTTAACAAGAAAATCTGATTCAAATTCTCCAAAAAATAAGATAAAAATTTATTACAAGAGTGCATCTTATGATCCTTCAGATGATGGGGATATTGTTACTGTAGAATCATATAACGATTTTAATTATTCAACTGAAGTTAAAGCATATAATGGTGTATTGAATACTGATATTATAGATTTAAGACCAAGAGTTAGTGATTATGTCACAACAACTTCTTCTAGATCTCCTTTAGAGTTTTTTGGTAGATCATTTAATGGTTTGGGAAATTCTGTTCCCAATATTTTAGCTTCTAATGAAACTATTTTCTTGGACTATGCATATTATCAAGGAAGAATTGATAGACTATTCTTACATAAAGATGGAAAATTCCAATTAAAATTTGGAGTTCCTTCAGACGATCCAACCAGGGCTAAACCAGAACCAATTGACAATGCTATAGAAATTGCAGAAATACGTTATCCTCCCTATCTCCATAATGTACAGCAGGCATCCATAAAATTCCTGAAGTATAAGAGATTCCAAATGAAGGACATTAAGCGATTGGAAGATCGCATAAAGAAATTGGAGTATTATACCCAACTCTCTTTACTTGAAACCAATACGGCAAATCAGTTTATTGGTGACGCTAATGGTCTTAATAGATTTAAATCTGGATTTTTTGTTGATAATTTCACATCATTTATTAGTCAAGAATTTGCACTTGCAAGAAGAAATAGTATTGACCAAACAAATCAAATACTTAGACCAAAACATATTACAAATTCAGTTACTTTACAAACTGGACCAGTTGTTGATGTTAATCCAAATGAAGATAAGAGAAATTCTGCAATAGAAGGTGTTAATGTCAGAAAAGAAAATGATATTGTAAGTTTGGAATATAGTGAGGTTGAATGGGTAAGTCAAACATTTGCAACTAGAACCGAGAGTGTTACACCTTTCCTCATTAGTTTTTGGCAGGGAACTGTATCCTTAACACCATCTTCTGATAATTGGGTTACCCCAAATCAATTGAAAGCCAAAACAATTGATACTATTGGCAACTATTCTCAGGTTATGGCTGAAGCAGAAAATAAGTTTGGAGTTGATCCAGAAACTGGTTTTGCTTCAGAACTATGGAATTCTTGGGAAAATAATTGGTCTGGAACTACCACACAAGAAGAAACTACAATAACTGGTACATCAAATAGTTCCAGAACTTTTGGACGTGGTGGGTGGATTAATGGTGGTAGTGGTGGACCTGCTGCATGGGTTCGACAAACTTCTAGTCAAACACTTGAGCAAGATGTTGTTGAAACCATTGAAAGTGGTACAAAAACAAGAACTGGAACACAATATCAAGTTGTTGAAACTTTTGAAGAAATAAATCTTGGACCAAAAGTTCTAAGTACAGAGATTATTTCTACTGTTAGATCTAGAAATGTTGAGTTTTCTTCTGCCAATCTAAAACCAAGTACACAGATCTATGCATTCTTTGATGGAAAGGATGTTACAAAATATTGTGTTCCAAAACTAATTGAAATTACTATGAGATCTGGAACATTCCAGGTTGGAGAATCTGTAGAAGGTAGAGTGCTTACTATTGGATTGAGTGAGGAAGGAAAAAATACAGATCCACAAATTGATTTTAGAGTAGCACAATCAAATCATAGAAAAGGTGATTATGATTCTCCAACCGAAGTTTACCCAGATAATCCTTATGTAAGTGGTGGTATAATTCCAGAATTATACTCTTCAACTTCTACAACTTTAAATGTAGATACGTATTCTCTTTCGAATCAACCACAAGGAGAATTCTTTGGTCATATTCAAACTGGAATGATTTTAAGTGGAAAAACTAGTGGTGCAGAAGCAGAGGTAACTAATGTTAGATTGATTACTGATACATCTTCGGCTTTAATTGGAAGTTTGTTCATTCCAGATCCTAATAATGGCGATAATCCCAAATTTGATACTGGAACTAATATTTTCACATTGACAAATGATCCAGATAATGATCAAAATTCTGCAACAACAATCGGTGAGCAAGCATATCCAACTTCAGGTATCATAGAAACTCTCCAGGATGAAATTCTATCAATTAGAAATGCAAGTATTGAAAATAAGCAAATATTTGCTGAAGAACCCATCAATAGGACTTTAGATACCGAAATTGTTTCAACAAGAAATATTGGTGCTCCAACTACAAGTGAAACAATTGTTGGATGGTATGATCCACTGGCACAATCTTTCTCTGTTGATCCAGAGAAAGATCCCGAAGGAGTATTTGTAACAAAATGCGATGTTTTCTTCCGTACAAAGGATGATGGAGAAACTCCTGTTAGATTCCAGATTAGATCAATGGAGAATGGTTTCCCAACTCCCAAGTATTTTGATTTATCGGAGGTTTTATTAACCCCAGACAATGTAAATACATCAACAGATGGATCTGTTGCAACCACATTTGAATTTGCTGCTCCAGTCTACCTTGAAGGTGGAAAAGAATATGCAATTTGTTTAATATCAAATTCAACAAAATATAGCGTTTATATTTCTAGAATTGGTGAAAATGATATTCTTACAGATTCATATATCTCGAATCAACCATATCTTGGATCCCTATTTAAATCGCAAAATGCTTCTACTTGGGAAGCAAGTCAGTGGGAAGATCTTAAATTTACAATGTATAGAGCAGACTTTGTAGAATCTGGAACTGTCGATTTATACAGTCCAGAACTTACAGAAGGTAATAAGCAAATTGCAAGTTTGATGGAAAATCCTTTGAATATTTCTTCTAAGGAAATTCGTGTAGGACTTGGGACAACAGTAGCAGATAATCGTTATGTTATGGGAAATACTTTCTCCCAAATCAACAATACTACTGCAACTGGAGATCTTGTTGGAGTTGCTGCAAGTGCCATAGGAACTATGACTGTTACAAATCCTGGAATAGGGTATACTCCTGCAGATGGATCAAAAACTTTCTCTGGAGTTAATCTAGTTACAATTTCTGGATCAGGATCTGGTGCAGTTGCTGATGTCGCTATCAAAAATGGTGTTGCTATAGCAGCAACAATTAGTGGAAATGGTGGAGATGGTTATCAAGTTGGTGATGTAGTTTCAATTAATACTATTGGTGCTGCTAGTGTTGGAAGAAATTCTAGATTTACTTTAACATCTATAGGTCATACATCACAATTAGTACTTAATAATGTTCAGGGAGATTTTGTAACTGGTGCTGCAGGAACATTAACTTTCTTTGATAGCACTGGTGCTCTTAGAGAACTGAATAGCGGAACATTTAATGGAACTGCTTTTGGTGGAGATGTTACTATTAACGCATCAACGACAATATCTGATGGATTGCATGTCAAAGTTAATCATGTGAATCATGGAATGAATTTTGATGACAACTTCGTTAGAATTGTAGGAATTCTTCCTGATATTAAACCAACAAAACTAACGGCAGAATATTCTAAATCTTCCACAGATCCGATTTCGGTATCAAATGGTACAGGTGATACATTCAGCACGTTTGAAAATGTTTCTGTAGGTTCAACTAATACTGGATTGATTCTGATCGGAGATGAGGTTATAGAATATACTTCTACAACATCATCATCAATTGGTGGTAATATTTCTAGAGGAGCAACTCCCAAAACTTATCCAATTAATACTCCTGTTTATAAGTACGAATTGAGTGGGGTAAGTCTTGCGAGAATTAATAGAACACATGATCTAAATGATGTAACTGTTGCAAATCCAATAAATCTAGATTCATATCACATTAAACTTGACATGTCACAAAAGTATGGAACAGCAGGTCAATCTAGTAATGCTGATAGGTCATCCTCAGTATCAGGATTTCCAAAACTGTTCATAGGTGCAACTGATTCTACCGGTGGAGATAACGTAAAAGCTACTAAGAATATTCCTTTTGAGATTATTAAACCATCTATTCACAATGTTGCGGTTGAAGGAACCTCTGTTACTGGTCAGATAAGAACTACCACATCACAAAGTATTAGTGGTAATGAAATTCCTTATATTAATGTTGGATTTGAAGATGTTACATTAAATGTGAATAATTATCTTGATTCTCCAAGAGCAATTTTCTCAAAAGTAAATGAAGATCGCAAATTAAGTTCTGTTGAAGGTAATAAGTCTTTCCAAATGAGACTTTTCCTTGGCACAACAAATTCGAAATTGAGTCCTCAAATTGAACTCCAAAGATGTAGCATTTATGCAGTGTCTAATAGAGTTAACAGTGAAATTCTAAATTATGCCGAGGATTCTAGAGTAAATACACTCTTTAATGATCCAAGTGCTTGTCAGTATATTTCTAAAGAAATAGAATTAGAAAATCCCGCATCTTCCTTACAAATTGTAACTGATGCACAACTTCCAGCAGAGTGTGATATTAGAGCATTCTATTCCATTAGTGGAAATCCTGGATTTGAACCCGTATTTACACCATTCCCAGGATATCTTAATATAAACTCAAGAGGTTTGACGATCAATGAGGAAGATTGTGATGGAAGAACTGATGTATTAGTACCAAGTTCTAATAAGAGAGGATTTGGTTTAGCGGATACAAGTTTTATAGAGCATAAGTTCTCTGTAGATAATTTACCTTCTTTTAGAACTTATAGGATAAAACTTGTAATGACATCCACGAACCAAACACTTGTGCCTCAACTTAAAAATCTTAGAGTTATTGCTCTTGCATAATATGGAAATTTATACCGTAAAAGGACATAAGGATCTCGCAAGAGATCCTAAAACCAATACTGTAATTAATGTAAATAATGCATCTTATGAACAGTATATTTCTAATCGTGAGATTAAAAATGAAAAGAATCAAAAAATGCAGTCAATAGAAGATGAAGTTGCTACCATTAAAGATGATATCAACGATATCAAGTCGTTACTTAAGGAGTTGTTAAATGGATCCAGATAGCATTGAACTAAGCAATTTATCAAAACAATTTGCTTACACTAAATTAGCATCACAAATAGATAGTTGTGATGACCGCGATGAACTAAAGAATATTGCAAAATCTTTTTGCAAATTATACTATAAACAGCAAGAGACAATGAAACTTATAGGAATTGCAAATGCCGAGTAGAAGTATTACATTTAATCCTGATGCAGGAGTACCTTATAGTACAAATTTGACCATTTATGGTGGTTCTAATTTTAATACTACTTTTAATGTTACCGATAGTGCGAATACTAATTTTAATCTAACAGGTTATAGTGCATCTGCTGCTATGTCAAAGAGTGTATCTGTTGGTGCAACTCTAGGTATTACAGAATCATTTACAGTAGGAATTACTAGTGCTATTGGTGGTAAGTTGGAAATTTCTTTATCATCAACTACAACCAGAAATCTTACAGAAGGAAGATATGTATATGATGTTTTAATTAGAACTGGATCTACAACTCATACATTAGTAAATGGTAATATAATGGTAGTCCCAGTAGTATCTGCGGCACCATAAATACATTTAGGAAACTAGAGAATAAATGGCTCAACCAGCAAGTAGAACAGATCTAGTTAATTACTGTAAGAGGCAGCTAGGTGCTCCTGTATTGGAGATAAACGTTGCTGATGAGCAGATTGATGATTTAGTTGATGATGCGCTTCAGTACTTCCATGAGAGGCATTTTGATGGTGTAGTTCAGACATATTTAAAATATAAAATAACTCAAGAAGATATTGATAGAGGTCAAGGGAGAGGTGGAACTAATCCCAGTGGACTTGTAACTACAACTGTAAATACATCTATTAGTGGTTCTCCAGTATCCTTTTCATATGAAGAGAATAGTAATTATATTCAAGTTCCTCCAGCAGTAATTGGTATCAATAAAATATTCAGATTTGATAGTAGCACAATATCTAATGGAATGTTTAGTCTTAAGTACCAGTTATTTTTAAATGATATATATTTCTTTAATTCAATGGAGATGTTGTCATATGCAATGACAAAAACTTATCTCTCAGATATTGACTTTTTATTAAACACTGAGAAGCAGATAAGATTCAATCAAAGGCAGGATAGATTATATCTAGATGTAGATTGGGCAAATGTAACTAAAGATGAGTATATTGTTTTAGATTGTTGGAGACTTTTAGATCCAAATGATTTTGCAAGAGTTTACAACGATTCATTCTTAAAAAGATATTTAACTGCTCTCATTAAAAGACAATGGGGTCAAAATTTAATTAAATTCCAAGGTGTTAAACTACCCGGTGGAATTGAGTTAAATGGAAGACAAATATATGATGACGCAGAGAAAGAATTAGATAAGATTAAAGAGGTAATGTCGAATACATATGAATTACCACCACTTGATATGATAGGCTAATGGCATTAAATCCTTTCTTCACTCAGGGCACTTCTTCTGAGCAAAATTTAGTCCAGAGTCTAATCAATGAACAATTGAGGATGTATGGTGTTGACATCTATTACATTCCAAGAAAGTATTTAACAGAAAATACGGTCATAAGAGAAGTAATACAATCTAAGTTTGATAGTGCATTACCAATTGAAGCATACGTTGATAACTACGATGCTTATTCTGGTGCTGGAGATGTTCTATCGAAATTTGGTATTGAGTCTAAAGATGAAGTTAGATTGATTATATCAAGAGAAAGATATGAAAATTATATTACACCACTAATCCAAGGACAGGCAAATATAAAACTTTCCACTCGTCCAAAAGGTGGAGATTTAATTTGGTTCCCTTTAGATGATCGTCTTTATGAAATTAAAGATATTGAATATGCAAAACCATATTATCAATTACAAGGTCTCTATGTTTATGAATTGTATTGCGAACTATTCCGTTATCAAAATGAAGTTATTGATACTGGAATCGAAGACATTGATAATGAGTTACTAGGTGATGAATCTGATGGAGTTACTGATGATGGAATTAGCACTGTTCAAGGAATTACTCAAACTCTTACTATGGTTGGAAATGCAGTTAGTGCGTCTGCAATTTCTGGAATTGTAGTAGGTGGAGTAAGAAAGTTCACCATCACTAATAGAGGTGGTGGATATGGTATGATTCCAGCAGTAGAAGTATCTTCTGCACCAGTAGGAGGAGTAACAGCAGTTGGTATTGCATCAATGATTGGTGGAATAAATGTTTGCAATCTTAATGCAAACCCAAGACTCCAATCAGTTCAAAGAGTTGATGTTACAAACGCTGGATCAGGATATACAACTCCACCATCAGTGACTTTTAGTACTACCGATAATACTGGTTCTGGTGCTGCTGCAACTGCATCTCTTACTGAAATTGGAGGTGTTGGTATAGTAACTTTATCAAATTCTGGTGGGGGATTTGTTGAACCACCAGTAGTAACATTCTCAAGACCAAAGCACGTTGGAGCAGCTGCAACAGCAACTTTAGATTCTCCAGTAGTTGGTGGTGGTGTAAGTGTAACTGCTACAACCATTAGTATTGGTACATCTGAGTATCTATTCCCTGGTGGAACAACCGGTGGTGTATTCTATAAAGAAGCACCTACAGTTATATTTGACTTACCAACAGGAACTGGAAATAGTGCAGAAGCATCTGCAACTCTTGATAACATTAATCAGACGGGAGGAACAATAGAAACTCTTGGATTGACAACTGGAGGTAAATTTTATACTAGCGTTCCAACAGTAACAATACCACATCCAGGATTTAGTTTTGTATCAGCAACTATAGGAATTGCTGGATCATCTATTAACCCAGGTTCTATTGCATTTAGCACCACTGGTAGAGCATACACAACTGCACCAACTGTTGCAATCTCCACATCTGGGGTAATGGATACTCCAACTCAAGTTGCTGTTGGTATTGCAACAATTCATCCAATAACTGGTATTATTACAGCAATATCCTTCAATACTTCAGATTCTTGGGCAACAGGAACAGGAGCAACAATTGGTGCTGGATATACAGTAGCACCTACAATTTCTTTCTCTGGAAACCCATCACCAGTACAAGCAACTGCTAGTGTTACAGTGTCCATTGCAGGCACTGTAAGCACTATTAGTATCGGCAATAGTGGATTTGGTTATAATTCCGTTCCAACTGTTTCTATTGGCGCTCCTGGAGGAGCAAATGAGGCATTTAGAGCACTTGGTATTGCAACAATTAGATTTAATTCGGTTCAAACTCAAGGAACTATTGGTATAGGATCTACAACTATTACTGGTATTACTACAACAAATATTCTTGTTGGAGATAGAGTAAGACTTGGTGTTGGATATAGTGATCTATATAACTTTATACCAACAGATACATTTGTCACATCTATTGGATCAAGCACTGTTTCTATAAATCAATCTCCAACAAATGTAGGAATTGCCACGTCAGTATTTGAATTTGGCATTGATAAGTGTGGAATTGTTACTGGTATTGCAGTTACCTATGGTGGTGGTGGATACTTATCACCTCCTATAGTTTCTATATCAAATACTGTAGGAGATAAAAATTACATTGACCAGGTTGTTGGAGTTGTAACTGCTACTGGACTCTCTGTTATTAGTGCAGCAGGAACAATTACTAGTATTAACGTTACTGACGCAGGAAACAAATATATACTTACACCAGATATTACTATTTCTGAACCGTCCTCAACTTCCAGTGGAGATTTTGTATTTAACGAAACTGTTACTGGATCTAAAACTGGAGTAACTGCAAGGGTAAGATCTTGGAACTCTACAACCAATTTACTTGAAATTGCTGTAGTTTCTGGTTCATTCTCTCCAGGTGAAACTCTTACAGGATCAACTTCTGGTGCAACGAGAGTTCTAAGAGTTATTGATAAAACAATTGATAATGACCCCTTTGCTGATAATTTCAATATAGAAAATGAAGCAAATTCTATTCTTGACTTCACCGAACAGAATCCCTTTGGAATGCCCTAAATAGTTTTATTGGTAGTATTAATGTGTTAAGGTTTAATCATGTTTGAATATTTCTACAACGAAATACTAAGACGAACCATTATTGGTTTCGGAACCCTATTCAATTCGATAGAGGTTCAGCAGGAAAATTCCGTTCTTAGAATTCCTTTGGCTTACGGACCAACACAAAAGTTTTTAGCTAGAATTGAGCAGTCACCCGACCTTAACAAACCAACGGCAATTACTTTGCCAAGAATGTCGTTTGAGTTTACTGGATTAACTTATGACCCCAGTAGAAAAGTTACTACAACTCAAACTTTCATAGCGAAAGATAAAGACGATGGAACTGAAAGCAAAAAGTCATTTATGCCAGTTCCTTATAATATGCAATTTGAATTGAGTATTTTCACAAAGTTAAACGATGATGCTCTTCAAATTGTAGAACAAATTTTACCATATTTTCAACCATCTTATAATTTGACTATAGAATTGGTAGATCAGATTAAAGAAAAGAGAGATGTTCCGATTGTATTGGAAAGTGTTACCATGCAAGACGACTATGAAGGTGACTTTAGTACTAGAAGAGTATTGTACTACACCTTAAGATTTACAGCAAAAACATATCTCTTTGGTCCTACATCTACTGCATCCAAAGATATTATCAAAAGATCAACTGTCAGTTTTGTTACTGGAACAGATACAACGAATGGTACAAGAGAACTTACATATTCTGCAACTGCTAGAGCACTTAAATCTTACACTGATAATGTTGTTACTACATTAGCACAAGACATTACGGCAACAACAAAAACATTTGAAGTTACTGATGCTACTGGAATTAAAACCGACAAATACATCTTTATTGGGGATGAAGAATTATTCGTAAGGTCTAAGACTGATAATAAAATTACCGTTGATAGAGGTAGAGATAATACAAAAGCAGAAAAACATGTTTCTGGAGCATCAGTTAAAGGTATAGATTACACAACTACAACTTTACCTAGTATTGGAACTATTGGTGTAGATAGTGCTCTAATTGAAGACGGTGATAATTTTGGATTTGATGGTGGATTTATATGAAATCCTCTAGCAAATTTGAAGATCTAAATGACACTTTTAATGTTTCTAATGACATTATTGATGCTGAAATTGTAAAGAAAGAAGTTAAAGAAGTTGCTAAATCTAGACCTGATGATGTTACAAAAGATTATGAGTATACTAGAGGAAATCTTTATAGTATAATTGAAAAAGGTCAAGAGGCAATTAATGGAATTCTTGAATTAGCACAAGAAAGCGAGATGCCTAGAGCATATGAAGTTGCTGGACAGTTAATTAAAAATGTTGCAGATGCAACCGATAAATTAATGGATCTTCAAAAAAAATTAAAAGATGTTGAAGAGGAGACTAAATCAAAAGGACCTTCTACTGTAAATAATGCACTGTTTGTTGGGTCTACTGCAGATTTGGCAAAAATGCTAAAGAATGGTTTAAAAGAAGACAATAAATAATAAATGTAGTGGAGATATATAAAAAGTGGCATTAAAGAAGCCTTCAGATTTTTTTAAAGATACAAACAAAACTCCTCTAGATCAGATAAAAGAAGAGTATGATTCTGCACGCCCAGAAAAAATTGAAAAGGTTTCAGAAGCATTTGATACTTTTAAAGATAATTTAAATCATATTAAATCACTATCTGATTTTACAAATACATTTGATAGTTTTAAAGAGAACTTAGAAAAAGTTGAAACTGTTTCTCAAGAGATCTCTACAATAAAAGAAGATTTAAAAGAATTAATTAAAAAAGAAGATCTTGATAGTGCCATGATGGCACAACTTCTTTTCGTACAAGAATCTATATCTAAAATTGAATCTAAAATATCTTCTATTAATGGAGAAACTGTAGATAAAATTAAAGAAGATTTTTCAAATCTTTCAAACTCAGTAGAATCTTTTATTGATATTGATGTACCAAAATATAAAAAGTTAGTATCAGAATCTGAAGTTAGAGTAGACGATAGATTCTTAAAATTTAAAGAAGAGATTAAAGAAAATTTTGATTCAATTAAGTCTGATACTAGTAAGGAAGTCGCTAGTGCTTTAGAGACTGTTGAAAGTCTCAATGAAAATATTATCTCTGATATTAAAAGTGACTTTACAAAAACAACTAAAGATGTTAAAAGCACTGTATCAAACTTAGTAGAAAAAGAACTTCCAAAATATAAAAAGTTTTTTGCTGAAACTGAATTAAGAACTGAAGAAAAAATTAAAACTTCAATTGATTCTTATCAGGAAACAATTGATAACTTGAATGCAACAGTAAAGGAATTTACTGAAAATGAAATACCTAAGTATAACAATCTTCTCATTGAGAATAAAATCAAATCAGAGAAGGAAGTAAAAGAATTAGAAGAACAAGTTCTTTCTAAAGTTAATACACTTACTGAAAAAATTGAATCTATTTCTGGTGGCATTTACGAAAAAACTGAGGAAAAAATTGGAGAACTTCAGTCTGTTATAGAGGAATATAAAGGAGAGATTAATTCAATATCAAAAACTTATGATAATCTATATAAAGATTTTAGAAAAAGAGAAATTAGTGAAAATGAAAAATTAGAACATTATTCTAGCGAGATTGAAAGATATCATAAAAGGTTTGATTTCCTAGAAGAAGCTGTAACTGAAGATCTTAGAGAAATTCAGGGCAATTTAGTTGTATCAAACGAAAATTATCACGCAAGTCTTAAAACTGAAGTACGTAAGTTTAGAGACAAAATTTCCGACCAGATGAAAGGTCTTGAGGTAGATCTTGTTGTCAATGAAAAGCATGTTAATAAACAGAATGAAACTATTGAGAATATTCGAGAAGAAATAAAGGACGTTTTTGATAAACTTCAGTTAGATGAATTA